TTATGGCTCGTAAAGTTACACTACGACAATATTAGGGAAGAGTTTGAAGAGGTTTCGAAGCTTGCTAAGAAACATTTGTTTCATGAACTTGATCCATGGTTTGATAAGAACCCAAACTACTACTTCTACAAAGTGAAAGATTTTCCAAATCTAAATAGTCTCATCCGACAAATACCATGTATTGACAAAGAGACTGCACTCTTTGCGGTGATGGATGGACCCATGTCTATAGCACCTCACCGCGCGGAAACAAATCTTCTACTTCGTTATCATCTCACTATAGAGGGTGGTGGGGGTTGTACACTCTATACTGATAGGGGGATACACGAACATAGAGAAGGTGAAGAATTCCTCTTTGATCATGCAAGAATACACAGTGTTACTAAACACGGTACAGAAAGAAGGGTTGTTCTCATTTTAGATGTCAAGAGATTCTAAATGCTTACGACATACCGCACGATACATATCACTTCCACCGATGAGTTCCAGTTCCCTATTGCCCACAATTCTCTTTGTGAATGGACCTGGGTTTCCGTTATTACAATACATACAAAGAGCTGAAAGTTTGGTAACTTCACAAGCCAGTGGAATACAGTCTAAAATTTCCCCCCATTTTCTTTGAAATGAATCAGCATCTAGACCTGCGAGAATTACAGTCTTATTTTCAAAAAGGCAATATTCCACAAACTTTCTGAGTTGGGAAAAAAATTGAGCTTCGTCAATAGCGATGATATCGGCAATCTCAAAGTCATCTTTATGCACCAAGTCAAAAAGATTATACACTTTGTGACAATTAAACTTTATATTGTCATGTGTCTTTAAAACTTCATCCGGAGACCTAGTATCTTTGGCCGAATTGACCACGAGAATGTTCTTACCAATAACTTTAAAACGTTTAAGTCGTCTAATAAGTTCCGAAGTTTTACCTGAAAACATATTTCCCATAATAATCGAAAGACCCATCTCTGCTGATTATTATAATGTTGTATTTTTTATATGGGTGATATTCACAGGGCATACTTTAATGGTCACAAAGGATATGTTAACATTAAAACTGGTCGTGTCAGGTTTGAATCTAAAGTGTATCCAAATATCGAAATGGCTATAAAATATCTCAGGAAAAAGTAAGATGTCACTGAGTGATGCTCAAATTACCAAGAAGGTTGGGGAGCTGCGTAAAAAAGAGGGTAAAATCTATGCACCCCTCAAATACTTTAGGGGACTCACTACCCTCAATGATGTTGAGACCCGCTATAAGAAGATGCTCAAGCGGGACTATAAAGATTTCAAGACGGACAAGAAACAGAAAACCAAGACTTCCTCCTACACGCAGAGGTTTAGAAAGATGTATCCGGGAGCAAAATCTCTCCCTGAAATTGCTAAGGCTACTAAGATTCCTCTAAGGACTGTCCAAACCATCTACAATAGGGGACTCGCTGCGTGGAGAACCGGGCATCGTCCGGGTGCTTCTCCACAAGCGTGGGGGTATGCTAGGGTGCATAGTTTCGCCACTAAGGGGAAGACGTACTACACGGCGGACAAGGATTTAAGAATACCTTGAACAAAGTTATGAACAATAGCAGTTCTCTCTATATACATAGTAAGACCATTTACTCCTCCTATATCTTTGGATACGTGATTGTTTAAATAAGATTCACCTGTAATGATAATATCTGAATGCGCCGAACGTGGTGTTGGCATCTTCTCTCTAAAAAACTGAATCAATAATGGTATCGTGGTAGTACCTTCAGTAGCTTTTTTTAACTTATTGATACACTCTTCCTTACTTGAACTATTTGTCGTTCTTTCATCCACTTTTATTTCATACTTAATAGGGTTTTTGATATTACTTTCACCATCAAGACCGGTATGATGCCCCTGTTCGTAATTTGTATGATATTTCAAACTCCCAATGAGATCCTGGATGAAATATCCTACATTCATCTCCATTTGTTTTTTAAGTTCCGAATCATTCAACCATTCTTTAAACTCTGGGTAATGTCCGTAAAGAATGTGTAGAATGCGGTTATAAGTATCTGGTCTAGTGTTATTCTTTTTTGACGGTGGACTGGACCACTTTTTGATCAGTTCCATCACCTTATCTTCAGTGGGTAAAAACTCACTCATCTTAACTTGATTTAGATATATCTAATATCTTTATAATACTTTTTCCGACGTGATATGCTAACTCAACTGGTACAGCATTTCCAATCTGTTTATATTGAGAAGTCATATTTCCTTCAAACTTAAAATTGTCTGGAAAACTTTGGATCCTAGCATACTCTCTCACAGTAAGTGGTCTCAATTCAGTTGGATGACATCTTTCAGTTTGTTTTTGTTGTGGAGAACACAACAATGTCAGTGAAGGACGTGACATTGAAAGACGTTTGGCTATTCCACGCTTTCCACCACCCGAAAAGAAACTATTACCCATGTACTCTCTCTGTATATTTTCGGGTAAATCTACCCAGCAACCACCTTCGGGAATGAGTTTGAAGATTTCCTTCTTCTTTTCAGAATATTCAGCGCCATCACTTTCTGGTACATCCAAAAGAATATCGCGTAATACTGGCTTATAATCCAACTCATCTGGAAAAGTATATTCTTTCTTCGTAAGTAAGGTGGCGTTCGGAACATCGTCGTCCTCGTCCGATTGGGAATACTTACCTACTATAAAAAGTCGTTCACGTTTCTGTGCAACACCATAATCGTTTGCATTGAGAACCTTATACTTGATATCATAGCAATCATCACATTTTAATATTTCCAAAATTTCCTTGAAAGCTTCCCCTTTGTTTAGAGTTGTCATCCCTTTCACATTTTCAATCACAAAAATTTTAGGTTTTATAGTTTTTATAAGATCTCTGAATGTGTATACCAAATGTCCCCTTGAATCGTTGACACCTTCTCTTTTCCCAGCTTGAGACCACGACTGACATGGAATTCCTCCACATAATACATCCACTTTACCTATATATTCAGATACATCAATATTTTCCATACTAATACATTGAACGTTAACACCAGGATGATTTACCTTCAGTGTATTACACGAATCCCTATCATTATCAAGTAACAATAAAGGTTTCATACCAGCATTCATGAAGCCCTGCGACATACCACCCGCACCAGCACAGACTTCTATAAAATTATATGTCATATTTTAGTATGAACTTTATTTTTTAAGCTTATCGTAACAATTATATAGTCAATAAGTAGGATGATACTTATTGACCAAATAGTACGTTATATTTCCAAAGATATCATGTTACCTACGCGATGTTATGCAGGTAAGAAGGAGCGTATCAATGTAAAGAGTTGTTGTGATTGTAAGATTTTTTGTAAGAAACCACCAAAAGGTTCCACCCCCGTACCAGTGTATGTTAAACCCTAATCTTATTAATGCATTTAATTTCATCTTTCGTCCATTCAGGGGGAATAAACATCCAACTTGAAGTTCTTGTCAATTTTTCCAAACTCAATCTTACCCTCATCAATGAGACTCTTAATCTTTTCACCAACTACGAGGTTCTCATTGACGAAAGTGTCAACTTTGGGGTCTTCGGGAAGTTTTGGCATGAACATCATGAAGGCTGTCATCTTCTTGTTCATAGGGAGCTCACGGTCTTGAAGGATTTGCTTAACAACATTGGGAATCTTGCTTAGATCCATATTATAATTACTAATATTCATTTGTTTTTAATCCTTTTTATTTGGGCGAATGGCCCACTTACTCTCTTCGTGAAACTTTTCATAATCAATCTCTTTGAGTTTAAATACATCCATCAAGAATTTCTTGACTGGATTTACTTCTTTATCAATTTCATCCGGTGATTGATCAATAGACGGAAATCGTCTATTCCCTTCACCAGGAGCTTCAGTAGGTTCAACAAAATTGTCCTTTTTGGCGCGTAAAGTTACACGTGGACGAATGAAAGTGGGTTTTATTGTAAGCAGCATCGCTTTTTCATAGTTCCCGCGAAATCTTTAATAATGAATAATTCCCCCAGCTTCTAAAAGTGTTTTAGTGACCCCCAAAGCGACAAGTCCAACTCCAATATCTTTAAACTCCATCTTCATGAAACGACCGGCAATAGTCATCGGCATAACCCACGAAGTGAGTTGAAAGAGGCTATAGTTAATGAAATCCTGATCGGGGAGAACAGAACGAACTTTAACGTTTCGTACGGGACGACGAAGTTGTTTCTTTTTAGTTTGTAATTTGACAGGTGTTTTTTGTATGTGTATAGGTTTAGCAAGAGCTAACATTCTTATTTCGAAAGAAACATACTCTTTAAACACCTAAGTCATCGCAAACCAATATAAAAATAATTCACTTCAAATGTCTACTACGATGAACTCCGCTTCCATCACTGAATACATCCTCAAGCTCGAGAAGGAGAACGCCGAGTCTCGCACCAAGATTGAACAACTCAAGAAGTTGTACAAGCAATCCGAAGACGAGCGAGTCGCCACTCTCGAGAAACTTAACTCTAAGCTTCTCGATGATGAGATTCGGAGGGTTGGCGCTGTTCTAAATGAATCCGACACCGAGTCTGTTGCCTCTAATGACCCCGAGACTGAGTCCGATGACGAGGACTATTTTGTTTCCTACAACGAGGAACTGGCTGAAGCCCTTGACAGCCTCGCTTATTTTGAGAAAGACTTTCACAAGGCTGCAGCTTACGACGACGCAGCGTATGCGGTCCAGCACCTCCCTTTCAAGGTGACCAATGGTGATGAGCTTGCTAAAGGTCCGAGGAAGGTGAAGGGTATTGGCAAGAGCATTGCTGCTAAGATTAACGAGTTCCTTGACACTGGTAAGATCGAGAAACTTGAGAAGCTCAAGAGGTCCAAAGCCGTTGACGAGACCCATGATGATTACTTTATTGAGTCAAACCCTGTCTCCACTAACGAGGAAATCGCTTGGCATCTTGACAAGCTCGCTTCTTCAAATGATAATCCTCACAAGGTTCGCGCCTATCGTAAGGCGGCTGAAGCCATCCGCGGTCTTGACTTTGAAGTGACCAATGGTACTGAGATTTCGCAGGGTCCCCGCAAGATCCCCGGTATCGGGAAGAGTATCGCTGCTAAGATTGATAAGCTGATCGTCACCGGCAAGATGAATTAAATCTAATTGGCTTTGGCTTTGGTTTTTTTCCATTTGGATTTCCTCGTGAGACGTGAGAGTAAATACACATAGAAGATTAGGACACCCATCTTCCTTTTAAT